CTCGATCAAACCGGAACGCAACCATCTCGCAATGGTCGAATCATTCAACGATTCTGAAGGGAACGAAACGCTATCCTCTCGGGAACCGCGTCGTTCTAATACAACTCGCAAGTCTGCATATTGCAGGACGACTCTGTTTGGTCGCATGTTGCGAAAATAAACGGTATCTGTCATTAGATTTTCCTCACTTGGTTCTTTGTTATGTTGGTGGCTCACTTATCAAATTAGATAGTGAGCCGTGTATTTCTTTACTTGTTTTAGAAAGCGCTTGGCTTTGCTCGCTTGATCAATTCTGTAGGAGCCAATCGTGCCGTCTCCGTGGTATCGATCTGAGCCTGCTGAGCAAGCCCTTCTGCGCCTGCTGCCTTTGCAACATCAAGAGCGTTAATCGTTGGCGGATTAGCAGTTGGATTTTCAACGCTAGCAACTTCTGCAAGCGGAGCGGTCTGATCCGTAATCCTCAGAACTCTTGTGTCTCTTGTTCCTGCACTTGTTGGTGATCCGTTAGCCATTAAATAACACCCTCTGTAAGTTCATTGTCATGTATTCTATAAAGGAATAGGGGAATAAATAAGTGATAAATAGAAAGGGAGCATTTCTGCTCCCTTTCTAGTATCAGGTTCTAATGGAAGATTAGACCTTCTTGATAGCACCAAGACCACGAGGGTTAAGCACTAGCATTCCAATCAACTCGTCCATGACCCAACCGCGTCTAAACTGCTCGATCTGGTTGTTTTCCTCTACATCAAGTGAGTACATGACTGGCATGACTCCCAAGAAGTTCGGCTCCGGTAGGAAGAAGATGGTTCCCTGAGGTACCATGATCGACTTCTGGATCGTGAACTCTCCGAATTCAGTAATCGTTTCACCCTGGGTGACGCGATCCTTGAATGCCCAACCTGTTACATTTACGTCCCAGGTGTAGAGGTCGCGAAGGTCAACCGGATTCATAAGAACTCGGCGTACTTCTAGTTCGTGAAGCTCAAGGCGAGATACAGCGTCGTAGAAGTCTACAACATCTAGCGGTGAACCTGCTCCGATTTCAACAACGTGATCAGGAGTGATTACGTGATCAGGGTTAGCTGCATAATCTGTGATCGCTGAGCTAAGAAGAGTAAGAAGTCTTGCGTCTTCCTGCTTCATGATAGCTTCGCGAGTCATTTCCTGTGCGTGCTCTACGATGTTAGCTCGTAGGTAATACGTGTCTTCCTTGCGAATGAACGGGAAGGCTGCGATGCGGAAGAGTTGCGGTGGAACCCACTTACCTTCGAATGGAGTGGTCTTAACTTCAGCTTCAGTCTGATTAAGAATGTAAGCCTGGCCAAGATCGTCCAATACTTCGTAAGGCATTGGGAATCCGCGCTCTAGCGGGTCTTCTACAAGAACGTTTCTACCGATACCTTCGTATCGAAGCTTGATCTGGATCGGACCAACCATTCCCTGACCGATGCGCTGGAATGCGCCTCGCTTCTGTGGGTCTGTGTCTGCGTTCCAAATGTCTTGTAGTTTAGCCGTCTTCTGCTCGTCGCTTAGCTTTGGTAGTCCAGAAAGCTTAGCTACGTAATCGTCTGACTTAATTGCTCGTCTGTTTGTCATTAGGTTAGTGCTCCCTCAAGATCTAGAGTAACAATGATCTTTGCGTTTGAAACCGCTTCGACCAATCTTGCAACTCTAAAGTTTGTGCCAGCAGTACCAACGTTGGTCAATCGACCATTCGCATCTGAGTAAAGCACAACACCACCAGCAGTAGCGTTAAGCGGAACCCAAGATACAGCGGGTGCCAACGGGGTTTCAGTCGAGCTTGGTCCAGCCAAAACTTCAAACGTAGCATCAGGTCCGCCGCGCCATACACCAATTTCTGTACCGCTACCGATTTCGTCCATATCTCCGTGAATGAAGTTAGCGAAAAGACCGAAAGGTGCGGTAGTAGCCGTCGAGACAGCCATCTGCTCACCAGTGGTCTTAGTTGCTACCTGTCCAGGGTAGACGATAACAGTAGAAGCAACAGCCGTGGTGTCTAGGAAGCAGGCATATGGTGTTGCCTGGTGCCAAGCATAAAGCGGCCTAATTGTTCGCTTCTGAGTTAGTCTTTTAAGTGAATTTGCTCTTAACATAGTTTTAGGATTTCCTCCTCATTTACTCAACGAGGGTTTTAAATAACTTTATAGTATTCTAAAGGAATAATGCAGAATCATCTATCTCTGCTAAATCAACAACATTGGAACTAACTGTTGCTGCTACTCGTGGTAGATTCCTAAAGCCTGCGATTTTCGATTGCTTATTTAGCCCCGCCTTTTTCACTAGTTCGTGAACATCGCGGCGAGATTCGATCTGTTCTAGCGTCTCCTTCTCTAGCTTTGCAACATAAGCGAGCTTCTCTTCCTTAGCGATAAGACCAAGATCAACTGCTTCGTCAGCTAGCGCAAATGCCTGTAGAAGCTTTCCTTCTGAGTTTTCGGCTGAGGCAAAGGCGTAATCCTTCTTATCAGACTTCTCCTTTTCATCCTTAACCTCTTCCTCCGAACCCTCTTCTTCTGCCTTAGGCTCTTCTTTTGGAGCTTCTTCAGACTTCGGCTTTTCATCCTTCGCGGATTCATCAAACGCTAGATCGCCAGTTTCCTCAACAATCTCTTCGCTCTTTGTTCCGTCAGGAGCTTCCGTTCGGATAATCTTCCTTCTGTCTGTTTCCTTTTTCATTTCCTCTTCCTTGAAAGCGAGCTTACTTTCTACCGGAGCATGTTGATCAGAAATAATCTTTTCATCCTTTGGTAGATCGGCGGGCTTGCCTCCTGGTTTAATAATTTTCTTCTGTGCTACTTTTGCAACGGCAGCATTATCAGGTCCTCTTTCGCCGCCGCCCCCTTGCTGTTCCCAAATCTGCCAAAACAAATCGGGATCATTTACATCGGCGGTGATATGGAAAATTTGATTGGTTGATGGACGCTCACCATTAGCCGCCTTATATTCCTTACGCATAGCCATCATCTTATTGAAGTTCTGAGGATCGTCTACGCTTAACGTAGTTCCATCCTCATATGTGATAGTTCCAGTAAGACCGGCCTGACGAGCAGCTTCGGTGCAAGCAGAATGCCAACCAGCACGAGGAAGAGTTGTTTGAATCATCGCAGCCGTTACCGGCGCAAGTCGATCCATCTCTTCCTTTGATTCTGTTTCAAATCTTGTTTTCA